AAGTAACCTTTTTTTCTTGGGTTGAAAAGGGAAATGCGGAAGTCAATCATATTGCATTTGGTGGGTTTGATATTGACTTTAAGAGGAGGATTTTAAATGAGAAAGGTAGTCAAAATAAGTGGTAAGGAATACTCAATGAAGAGTAGTGCTTACACGCAATTCAAGTACAAGGATGTTACAGGTAGAAAGATGTTAGATGACATCCAACAAATAAGCAAGATTAATCAAATGAGTGAGCAAGAGCAAATAACACAAATGGAAAATGTGTTAGAGTTATTACTTCAAATTGCTTACATTATGATAGAAGAAGCGGATGCATCACAAGTAACTACATTCGATGACTTCTTAAAGAACATTGATGGTTTATTTGATACAACCGATTGGATTAATGATGTTATTGAATTAGCAACATCTCCCATTTCAAGGGGATTACAAACACATCCCCAAGAGTGAGAGTGATAGACCTGCCGATGAATATGAAGTATTAGCATTGGCAGTTAGAAATGGAATTACTAGAGAGCAGATGTTAGATATGTCTTTTGTAAGTTTATTGAATGTATTAATATCAATGACTAATGAAGAAGAGGTAGAACACAAAGCTACTCAAAGTGATATAGATAGAATGTTTGGTTAAGGAGGTTTACTATGAAAGTAAGATGCATAAAAGAGTTCAAAGCAAATGGTAAAGAACATAAAGTTGATGATGTATTAAATGTATCAAAAGAAGAATGTTCATTATTATTACATCAAAGACTATGCGTAATGGTAATCGAAGAACCTAAAGTGGAGAATAAGAAGTTACCAAAGAAGAATGTAGAAAAGAAATCTAAATGATAAATAGGTATAAGTTCTACCATAGTAAAGCATGGAAACAAGCCAAGAATGAAATATGGTATAGACAAAACCTATTATGTAATAGATGCCATAGACCTGTTTATGTAGATGGATTAAGTATGTATGTTCCTAAAGAGAAAAGATTAAAAGGAATAGTACACCACAAGGAATATATAACGGATGAAAACATCTATGATGATAACATAACACTTAACATAGATAACTTCGAGGGTTTATGTATAGATTGCCACAATGAAGAACACTTCAAGTTAGATACACTACGAGATGGTTATGTATTTGATGAGTATGGGCAATTGAAGAAAAAGGATTTCTAGGGGGCTATGTTACTCTTAAGCGGTACGGCTTGGGGAACGGTTGGGGTACTCAAAAAAATTGCACAAGTTTGTGAGTAATCCCCCATATTTGACAAAAGGAAGTGGTTTTTTGAAAAAGATAGAAGAATTTGATTTGATTTCGTTAAAGGAAACAATCGACACACTTGATAATGACCATAAAACATTGTGCGGTAAACTGCTAAATGAATTAATGTTCATGCAAGTAACGATGGATGACTTGAAAAAGGAAATTCAAGAAAAAGGTGTTGTTACCACGATGTGCCAAGGCAAGTATGACATCCAAAGATCCAATCCTGCATTAAATCAATACAATACAATGATTAAGAATTTCACAAGTACAATAAAGCAATTAAATGAATTACTTCCTAAAGAAACAACTGCTTCTGAAGATGACTTGGAAGAGTTCTTGGATGAATAGTGTTGAAGAATATTATGATTGGATTATTCATAATCCGAATAAAGTAGATAAGAAAGTAACAAAAGTATATAAGAAGTTAGTTGAGAATATTAAGAAACCGCAAAAGGTTTCTTTTTTGAATAAAACAACCGGTGAACTTGAAGAACACATTTATGTGTTTGATGAAGAGAAAGCCAAAAGACCTGTTTTGTTTATTGAGAAATATTTGAAACAATCAAAAGGTGTTTGGAATGGTAAACCATTGAAATTGGAATTATTCCAAAAAGCATTCATAGAAGCATTGTTTGGTTTTGTTGATAAAGAAACAGGATTAAGAAAATATAAAAAAGCAATTCTATTTGTAGCTCGTAAGAATGGCAAATCCGTTCTAGCAAGTGCAATTGGAATATATATGACCATTGCCGACCATGAGGGTGGTGCGGAGGTCTATTCAGTAGCAACCAAAAAAGACCAATCAAAAATCGTTTGGGAGGAAGCAAAAAAGATGATTAAGAAATCACCTGTTCTTGCAAAAAGATTTAGATGTCTTATTGGTGGTATTTATTACGATAAAAAAGATGCGGTGTTTAGAGCATTAGCATCTGATAGTAACTCTTTGGATGGTTTGAATGCTCATTTGGTAATTGCCGATGAAGTTCATGCATGGAAAGATAAGAACTTATTAGATGTAATGTATGATAGTATGTCCGCTCGTAGGCAACCGTTATTGATGGAAACATCAACTATGGGAACTATAAGGCAAAATGTATTCGATATTGAATACGATTATGCATCTCAAGTAATAGATGGAACTATTGAAGATGAAACATTACTTCCTATCATCTATGAATTAGATGAAGAAAGTGAATG